AATTTAAGAGTAATATGGATTGGAATGAGATTATCGATTCATCTGTATACGGTGACGCACGTAGAAAGACAAAGGGGAGTGGATTTAGAATGCCGTGGTCTCATAAAAGAGCGAAACACGATGCTTGTGGTGGCCATGGTTGTGCGAAATGTGATAATGGTAGAATAGACCAACTGGCATATCTTCCAGTTTTCATATACAAAGATGGTTCTCTCGTGAGAATAGGTCAGGAACCAACCGTTGAAATTCTTAAAATGTCAGCCGTTCGAACCAATGCACCCATAACCGTTACGGTAGAGCCACCTTCTGTATCTTTAAAAATAAAAGAATGTTCTTTTTCGGATGATCAAATGAATAATGAAATTTATGATGAAGAATTGAAACACAATATAGAAACATTTATTCGAAAAAATATGGAGGGTCAAGGGGGTGCATACATCACTAAACTATTCAAAAACAAAGAAACGTATTTCGCAGCGACAACTTCTAGATATTGTGAAAACGTAAAAAGAAATCATGGATCGAATCATGTGTGGTTCATCATAAGTGGAAGAGAGATTCTCCAAAAATGTTTCAGTCGACACGAAACAATCAGGGGAAGGCGTGATGGCTTTTGTGAATACTTTTGTGGTAGAAGACATAAATTAACAAATGATATTATTGATAAACTTTACCCTAAAAATGAAACACTGACAAAGTGTCCAGAAATTAAAAAGTTTGTCGAAAAGCCTCCAATCAAACAAAGTGATGCCAAACCAGAACTCGAAAAGTTTATTAACAAATTCATGAAATGCAACGGTGATACACATGTAGTCAATGTAACACGAAGTAAAAATAATTTTTTAGTGTTAACCACATCCAATTATTGCGAAACAATCTCAGGAGAGCATCAAGAGAATAAAACTATGTCATACACCGTCAGTAAAAACCAAATAAAACAGAAATGCCCTATTTGCACTAAAAGTAAAGCGAGGGTGCACGTATTACCATCTAAAATAGTAGAAAAACTACATCCTAAAGATACTTAAACAGATAGCCGCTTAAAGTTATAATAATGACTGTTAGTACTCGTTCTCGCTTTGGTAGGGTGATAAAGAAGCCCGTTCTTTATATTCCCACCGAAGAAGTTCTAGACGATGATTACGCTTCTGACGAACATGATTCCATTATAGATTCTGATATTGACACAGAGGACGAAGAGGGATTTAGCTCGGATGAAGAATATGATGACGATGACGCCGACGATAACGGCAATCTCAAGGATTTCGTGGTGGAGGATGAGAGTGAAAGTGAGGAAGAAGACGCTTAAAAAAAACAAAAACTATATTAGAAAATGGAAACTGATATTGGAAACCCCATTGAATACAATCCGAACCTCGACCCTTTAAATCAGGAGAAGGATGAAGATAATAAACAGGAAGACCAATATTATTTTCATCCCAGTGAAATGAGCTACCCCCAACCACCCCCACCTCCATCACAAAATGATAAATTTGATTTGTTTGCAACCATAGACAAGTCCACTTGGATTATCGCATTTGCTGTTTTTCTTCTAGGATTCTTCATGGGTAAGACTATGCAACCTGTTATCCTCCGCTATACGTAAGTTCCCGTATACGTCGCGAAAGTTTCGTATCAGCATCTTCATAGCTCTGCTCTCCCGAGGGTTGTTGTGGGAAACCACTCAACCAATTATCATCAGGGATGTTAGAATACGCCACAAAAGTGCCAATGTCTCCATAAATGGGTTTAATTTTTCCAGTGGCATCTCGCTTTATAAGTGGAGATGGATACACGGGATGTATAAATGCATCCTCGGTATCTTCAATAAAACCTCCAGTAGTCGAAACTTTAGAAACTGTTTTGTTTTTTAAATTGTATTTTGGTTTAAAAAACAAAATAAAGAATGCTCCTACCAGGAATATCGTAATGATAACCCTGAACATTTTGTTTATTGTATATGAATATTATTTACGCAGACGAAACCTCGGGCTCACCCTCGTCTTCCTTGATCTCCCCCATCTTTCCATCCGTAGACTCTGCAGCCTCACGCTGCCTCTGGCGCTCCTTCATTTCCTCGTTAACGATTTCGTCAGCCTCCTTGACTAGATCCTCCATGTTCGCATCGGGCTTCTCCTTCTTGAGTCGCTCCAGGACCTCCGCGGGATGGGAAATAGGTGACTCATCAGGCTTGGTGTAAAACTTAGAGTTCTCATCACCAGGGGTATATCCAACCTTGTTATCCATCATCCCCTGCTTGCGCTCCTGGAACATACGAGCAGCCTGTGCCTGATTCTCCTTGTATCCAGACATGATCTCCTCAAGTTTATCGTTCGTGTAGTGAACGTCCTCAATCTTTGTGGGATCGGGAGGGATGAGAAGCCACTTATACATATCTACAACGTAAATATCAAACGTGGGATCCTCCTTCTGGAGACGCTTGGCGTGTTTAGCAGCCTCGTCACGAGTAGCGAATGCGCCACGAATCTTGATGCCAAACTTGTCATTCTTTTGGGGTGCCTCAGGTCCTACAATGGACAGACAGGCATAAATCTGGCCGGGGACTGTGGTGTAATCTTGTTCGAGAGACATTATGTTTTTGTAACAACTTAAAACTTTAAGCCAATACTTGGGTAAAGAATGCACGAATATTGGAATAAACAGCCAGTTTCGCGTGAAGGTGTAGAACCAGGTGAAATCGATGGAACACGGGAAGTATCTAAAAAGACAACTAAACTTCCCGATGGTTTCATATGGTCATCGTGTAGTCTGAAAGAAGCTTGTGATTTTTTGAAGGAACACTATGTGCATAACGGTAGATTTAAGCTTGTTTACACCATGAGAATCATGAAGTGGTCTATAGATGATAGTATAGCTATTCGTAAAACGGATACTAAGGAACTCGTTGGATTTATATCGAGCACTCCACTAGATGTGAATGTCGAAGGGAAAGAACTCAAGATGACACAAATCGATTATCTTTGTGTTCATTCGTCATATCGAACAGAGCGTTTCGCACCTATTCTCATCACTGAAATTAAACGACGTGCCAACAGAAGGGGTATATGGCAGGCCATTTATACAGCGGTTGCAAAGATTCCAACACCTATAACTAAATCGTGTTACTGGCACAGGTTTCTAGATGTTAAACATTTAGTCAAGACCCAATTTCATCAAACGAATCGTCTTCGTGAAAAGTTTTACGAAATTAGGGGACCGTGTAAATGTGTATGGCGTGAGATGACCCTCGAAGATGTTCCCAAGGTGACTGAAATTTTACAAGGTCACGTGAAGAATTTCAAAATTGCTCCGGTCATAACCGAAGAATATGTGAGACGGACAATCTTACCCATCCATTCATATGTGACTGACGACAGTAACGATTTTATATCATTCTACGAAATTCCATATGAACGTGCAGATGAGACAGACACCGTCAAACAGGCCTATAGATTTTTCATTGTCGGTGATGTTTACAACGACGCTTTCCTCATTGCAAAAAATTTAGGCTACCATGTCTTCAACAGTGCCGAAGCGGGGGTGCCCACAAAAATTCTAGAGGACCACAAATTTATGAAAGGTAACGGTTTCGTTCACTATTATCTGTATAATTGGCACCTTAGTGAATCTACAGAACCTAAAGAAATAGCAGTTATTATTCCATAAGTAAGGGTGACATGGAAGAGATTCGTAAAAATCATAACGAAGCCAAGAGAGAATTGATCCAATCCGTGTCCCAAAAGGGTCAACACATTCTTGATGTGGGTTGCGGCTTCGGTGGGGACCTACAAAAGTGGCATCGATGTGGCGTAAACATAAATATGTGTGACCCCGAGCCATCAGCCCTCGAGGAGGCTCGTTCACGCGCGAAAAATATGCACATGCGGGTAAACTTCTACGAGGGTGACATTCACGACTGTCCAAAAAGAAAGTTTGATGTAGTGTGTTTCAATTTTTCACTACACTACATCTTCGCATCAAAGAATCTATTTTTCAGTTCTATACATGAAATTAGGAAGCGCGTAAAACCCGGGGGTCTTCTCATAGGAATTATTCCAGACTCTGAAAAGATCATTTTTAGAACACCTTACATAGATGATGACGGGAACTTTTTCAAACTCAAGGACCATGGGAACGGCGGCTTTGGTGAGAAACTTTTTGTAAATCTGGTGGACACTCCATACTATGCAGATGGACCAAAGTCAGAACCTGTGGCGTTCAAGGATCTTTTAGTGACTCATCTAGAAGATTTGGGATTCAGTTTAGAACAGTGGGAAGGTCTCAAGGGAAATCCCATATCAGAACTCTATAGTAAATTTATCTTTGTATATAAGAGATGATAGCGTTTATTCTATTATTAATTGTAAACCTGATACTCCTCCAGCAGACCCAGGAACCGAGGGAACTTAAGGAGGTCAAGGAGAAGTATCGAACCCTCAGGGAACATCTCAAGGATACGAATCACGAGAAGTTCAATATGCTGTACCGATGCGTTCCTATCACGGGTATGAGGAAGATGAATGGGTCGGTGGGTTCAAACACTAATAAAGGTGGTGAGATTGTAGTCTGCCTGGATGGGAGCACGAATGAAATATTTCACGTTCTCATTCACGAATTGGCACATTGCACGGTGGATGAGTATTCCCACTCTCCCAAATTTTGGGACAACTACATCGAACTTCGTAACATTTGCGTTCAATTGGGTATATATGAACAGATTCCTGAGCGAACCAAATTTTGTGGTCAGCACATTCAGGATAAATAATCTCAGTCTAGTTTAAATGAAGACGCCGGTAAACATTTTGATTACGGCTATTGGATATTGGATAGCGTTGTATGCTGTCACTCTCGTCCCACTCATCTCCAGGAGTTATCATCTAAATCTCATATGGTTCACTGTTGTCATACCTAATGCGATTCGCTTTGCGATAGGTAACATCCCACGTCTCGCCGTGGATAGGGTATTCTTCCTCTCCTCGACCTTCATTGCGTTAGTTTTAACTTTTTTCATTAATCAGATTTCATCTGAAACGAAGAGTGCCATGACTGACCAAAAAGCCGACGTTAACAAGAAACTTAAATTGAGTGCCTTGTTAGCGGGAACATTCGCTATGGGTGCTCTCGCAACCTATTATTCAGGTATCGATAATTCTATTTACAGTAATATGGGCTGGGAAAGGCCTGTCTAAGGCTTGATAATGTAGTCCTTCATGAAATAGAAGACAATAGCAGCCACGACACCAGTCGAGGCAAGACCGACCATACTCCTACCCCCTTGTTCGTTAAGGAACTTGGGGATAGAAGTCGCAAGACGGTCCTGAACAGGCTTGCTCACAGCGAGAGCGGTGCACGCCGCAACGAGAAGGGAGGTCATCTGCTCGTCAGTGAGATTCATAGGATTCTTACTGGCGGGCTTCTCAGCCTGACCATTGGCAGCGGGATAAGCACCTTGGGGGTTGGGAGCAGACATCTGCATGCTCTGCATCCTGGGCTCATCAGTCATCATTGGTGGCTCCATCATAATATCGTTAATAGGTGTGGAATCCATCGTCGTCGTCTCTTTACTTTGACTCACATTTTTTTCGGGTGGATTGAACGCTTGATTAGGGACAAAGGCTGTAGAAGGTTTATCCGTTAAAGGTACCATTCCTTCTCCGTCGTCTGCCAAATTCATGGTAGTCATTCTATCTGAAGCCATTTAATATAGCTCTATGTTTTTGAGAAAGTTGAGAGACGCACTCACTTCGTCTTGGTGATCTTAAGATTTGTCTTCTTTGTAGCCTTCTTAGCGTCATCCTCCCTTTGCTGAAGATATTTAGGATTGAACATCTTTTTATGAAGTTTCCAGAGGTCTGGACTTCCCACTCTAAAGTTTTTTCTGACTGTCGCCTTGTACCAAAACACACAATCTTGTATCTTGTTAGACTTTACAGTATTGTCTAACACGAGACACTCATAGTTTTCTGTGCAGGCATCCATAACTTTGCAAAACATATCGAAGGATGGAAAAATACCAAAGAATGATTTGTAAAGTTTCTCTCTATTCTGAATGATATTCTCCCTGAGTATAAACACATAATCCACGTTAGCTCGTAGTGCTGGTGGTAAGTCCATAACATATTGCATCGTCAGCATGAAGAAGATCTTCCAGTGCCTACCGTTCATAAAGCATTGTCGTATACACGTATCTTTTAGAAACTTTGAGTCATACATACAGTCATCAAGGAGCATGAAGGCCCCACAATTCGTTTTACCCGCACCCACCAATTTTCTCTGTCTAGCCATCACCCTCTCTATCGCATCTCTATCGTAGTCACCATAAATGAATAAATCTGGGATAAAGTCCGAATAAAAATGATTACCCTCCTCTGTTCCAGAAAGCACTATTCCTGCTGGGAGATGCTTCTTATGATACATGATATCCTTAACAAGGGTCGATTTACCTGTATTACGTTTCCCAATGAACACACAAACCCGGTCGTCGGTGATCGTCTCGGGTTTGAATTTCCTCAATTGAAGATTCATTCTACTGTAGTGTTTCGTTTTATTTACCAAAATTTTACTCATATACAGTAGGAATGGCTGGTCGACTAAGACTTGCTGCCACAGGAGTCCAAGATGAATGGCTCACAGGTGAACCACAATTTTCATATTTCCTGATGAATTTTAAAAAGCATTCGAAGTTTGCTTTTGATTTTGTTGAGAGTCAGTTTGACGGAGATATAGACTTTGATAAAGTGATTACATGTAGAGTTCCTGGTGACAAAGGTGACTTGGTTCGAAATCTCACCCTAAAAATAACACTTCAAGATCCAACCCCTGATGGCGGTTCTAACAATAATATCTGGTGTCCCTCTGTCATAACCCACCTGATCGAGTATGCTGAACTTTTAATAGGTGGTCAGCCCATTCAGAAAATTACAGGAGAATACATCTACATGCACCAACAGTTGTATAATACCGATGATGACGTTAATCAAACCCTATATTTCCTTAATGGTCATGGAAATATTTTGAGTTATGAATCCGGAACTAATTACACATATTTCCTAGAACTTCCATTCTATTTTTATAGGAATTCGAGTCTGGCTATACCAACATGTGCCCTGACGAAACAATTGGTCGAAGTGAGAATTAAAACACGTCCTCTGTCAGAGTTGACGTTTGGTGGTGGTTTACCCAGTGACATTGCATCTATTCAAAAGTTTTCGATGGATACAGAGTTTATATACGTGAGCCCCGAAGAGAGTAGCTTCATGATGACCCGACCCCTCGACTATGTCATTACACAAATTCAAATGTCTAAATTTAAGATGAAATCTGGAGAAAATACAAAGGCGGTCATGCTCAACTTTACACACCCGGTGAAGGAACTCTTTTTCGTTTCACAATCAGAAGTATCTTTTCAAAATAATTACCCCAATGAATACAACACAATAACAAATGTTGAACTTCGATTTAATAATGAACTTGTTTTTAGTCGAGACACAAAGTTTTTAGTGTATGAACAAGCCTTAAAACATCACGTAAATTCTCCATTTTCAGATATAATTACTCCAGCTTCCCCCTTCGGTAGCAGTTTTAGATTCGGTCCAGCAAAATTTGGTATGTATTCCTTCTCAATGAAACCCGAGATGCCCTACCCAACTGGACAAGTTAACATGAGTCGTATAGCTCATAAACTCCTTAAGATTCAAATAGACCCAAAATATGTAGATAGTGACAATGATACACGTGTGTATGCTACGAACTACAACATCTTGAGAATAGAAAGTGGTTTAGCGGGATTAAAATTTTAGATAGATATAGTAGTAATGGCTGGTCAGCTACAGTTGGAAGCAACAGGACCCCAAGAAAGGTTTTTTACGTTAGACCCAGACTACAGTCATTTTTTGGAAAGTTTCAAAAAACATTCAAACTTTTCAAATCAATATGTCGACTTGGATCCAGAGAATGAAGCTAACTTTGGTAAAAAGGTGAAGTTCAAAGTTCCACAAAATCAGGGTGATCTTCTTAAAACTTTGAGTCTTAAACTCAAACTCCCAGAGATTAATACTTCAGGCGTTTGTTACATAGAATCAGTGGGTCATGCAATCATTGAATATGTAGATCTCATAGTGGGTGGTAAAGTCATTCAACGTCTTACGAGTGATTACCTTCAAATATATTCTGAGCACTTCGTCACTCAAACTAAACAGGTGGCTCTCGAAGAACTTATAGGTAAATTTCCAGAGAGAACGGCATTTCGTAGGGTTTCGAATCGTCTCATAGTGGCTCGAAATGCACTGGGAAACACCGAGGATGTGGACTTCTTTGTGGACTTACCTTTCTACTTTTACAGACATCCAGAGTTGGCGGTGCCCCTATGTGCTATGAATCTTCAGGAGATTGAGGTTGAGTTCAAACTGAGAGATGCACAGGATGTCGTCATCAGAACAGACGGAGCGTATGGTGACATCTCACAGGAAACACTGAACATTATAGATTTCCAACTGTGCACAGAAGTTGTTTTCTTAGACTGTGAAGAACGAATTAAAATTCAAAAAACACCTAGGGATTATCTCATCACACAACTCCAACAAAATACATTCGATGTCGATGCAGGTGTCACCACAGGCAACTTCAAATTGGACTTTGTCAATCCAGTCAAGGAACTTTACTTTGTGATACAGAGACAGGGAAGTGTTGGAACAGCTGAATTTGAGTTTGTCACACCCTTTGACTATGACAATACCCTCGAAGAGACTGGTAATAAGTATATACTTTGGGAGAACTTGGATTATCTCACACTTGATCTAGATGGTCAACCTATAATTACCCAGGAGACGGGAAATGTCATATTCCTCAAGGCTGTTCAGGCAGCTATACACCACTCAAAGACTCAATTGATTCGACGGTTCTATTCATACAGTTTTGCTCTTCAACCAGAAGAATGGTATCCTACGGGTCAGGTCAACTTCAGTTTAGTAAAGGAACAGCTTTTAAACCTAAGTCTCACTCCATGCACCGATTATTCACGTCAAATTCGTGTCTACGCCGCAAGCTATAACGTTCTCCGTGTAAGTGAGGGAACTGGGCAAACTCTTTTTAACATTAAATACTAAAGATGAATATGCAAACTGGCTTTGGTGATGATGGGGTGGACAATATGATTCAACAATACATCAAGACCATGGAAAACATTCTAGTCCCCGTGATTGAAAAAAGTGTTCAATTCGCAACTGAATATTCCAAAGCTTGTGGAAGGGACACCCTTCTTCCAGAAGATTGGGAATATGCAATTAAGTATTGTGCCATGTATAAAGTTGGTGAAGATATTGGTTCCATTTTCCCAGAAATTTACGAAAATATTGAGGAGGAAGATGAAGAAGAGGATATGCCTATCGTCGACCCAGAGGACTGTCCATCCTTTGAGAGATACACGGGGAGTGACCCCACCCTTATCCAGATGAATGAAGCCTACGACCGTTGGGATTCCTGGCAACCCCAGAGTCCGACAGAAGAGATGTTAAAAAATGCTATTAATAGTAATGAGCATCTCAGAGCCGGAAGCATGGACGTTTTCTGAGAATAAGAATAAATTACATGTTTCTAATTTTGATACAAGCTCTAGTGATGATTCGTCTGATGACGAACAACTTTTCTCAAAAACAAAAACAATCAGGAAAAAGAAATTTAAGAAGTTGGTTAAGAAAGAGGAGATCACAACTGATTAATTTTTTTCCTTATGTATAGTATAACAAACACAATGGCCACCGCTGCCCTCGAGACTGTCACCCTTGTCACCCAAGAACTCCAGACCCAGACCCTCAACTCTATCGTCGGCGGTTTCTCCTTCGCCGCTGCGATGTCTTGGATGGACTTCGTCCGCTGGACCGTGACCCAGATCATCCGAGTCCCTAAGAACGGTGGTGCTCAGTATGCGATCACCGCTATCCTGACCTCCCTTCTCTCCGTGGTTGTCTTCCTCGCGATCTCCCGTATCAACGGGAAGGTGTCGAAGCCCGCCCAGCCCGTCTACGCGATAACTCGCTAATCGGTGCTCTTTTCATTAAAAAGAGTAGAAGTAGACCACCTAAAATTATTAATGCAATGTAGAGATACTCCTTTCTCCACCATTTATAAGGATTCTTCACCACTTCGGGAATGCTTATTATTGGCTCTTTTACTTCTTCTTCTTCTTCTTCGATAGGGACCTTTGGGAGGTTCGCCAACTTATCTGTAGATCCCGTCACATCAAACTTTAATATATGATCCTGATTTCTAAAATCGTAGGGAATGAGACGTCCATGACTCATGTAGAAAAATTCAATCTTAACATCCTTAATCATTTTTTGAGTTCCAGAGTGGAAATGGTGAATGAGAGTATCGTCAGCGCCGTTAAAATTTATAAAATCTGAACCATCCAGAAGTATATGACCTGTATAGAACGGTGTAGAAGTATACACGGTTTGAGTGAATTCATCAGAACCCGTTGTAAGTTTTAGAATGAGAGAATTAGGACCACTTAAATTGATTGCACCCGAAACTAGTATACCATTAGATGAATCGTGATCATTGGAATTAAATCCTATGAGTTGGTGAGGTGTCGTAACTGAAGATGTGTTGCTCAAATATCCGTTCGTTCCTGTATAAAACTCTACGGTAAATGCATTTGTCGTGCCAATATTAGAAAACGACAGGGCATTCGTATCAGAGTCAAACACGACAGAACTGATATTCGATACGGGTGGATCAAGTTTAACCTCCAAATCCTGTGCTAAAATGTAACCATTTGAATAATTTGTTTGGTCTAATGTGATATCAGTGCCATCCACACTGAAAGTCTTATTTGTAGCACACGTTAACAATTGAGGCGTTGGAATACGAGCAGAAACAAGTTTAATTTCAGATATGTCATAGATAGGATTATCGAGAGTAACGACGTAACTATTAGCGTAAGGATACACATTGGTATTTCTCTCACTACTATCTATGTTAAGGGTGTGAACCTTCATTAAAATATAGGCACAATATTTTAATGAGTGTTTTTGTCTATCTCACAATAAAAATTTAATGAGAGAGGGAGTGTGAGAGGGGGTTATTCTGGAGCTGTCGCTTGGCGATGTTGAGATCCGCGGTGTGAGGATTCGCGTTACCCTTGTAGCTGTTAAACTGGTGGAAAGGTTTTTGCTGATAGTGTTGCGTCCAACCCCCATTGGGAGCCGCATAACGACCATCAATGCGTGAAGTATCGGCACGAACGGCGGTAAGACGACCACCCTGCTTGAGGGCGCTCTCTCTAACATTCATTCTACCAGCATTTCCCATCCTATTGGGCTTACCTCGGCGGTCCTCGGGTCTGAAACCATACTTCATTAACTCCTCATTGGTCCTGGCGGTAACCTGAGAGGCGGCGCTATTAGTGTAAGCACCGTGATGACTGTGGATACCTGGGGCTGGGCGATTGTTATACATATATTGTTCATCGTTACGATCACTCTTAAACCTGGTAGGGTCCTGAGTGAGAGTCTGTCCAGAAACGAAACGCTTCGCACCATTGAATCCCAAACCATCCGCACGATGACCAGTCTCAGAGCGATTGGTAGTGCGCTTGGTCCTCTCATGCTCGTTACGGGGAACAACACCAGACATACCTTGAGCACGCCCAGGCATCGCAGGTAGACGGGAAGGGAGGAAAGCTGTAGTTTCAGGTTTATTATGGGTAAGCTCACCAACCTTGGCGGAGCGACCACCGGTAATGTCCGCAGCGGGACCAGTGCGCCCTGGGAGAGTAGTCAAACGATACTCACCAACATTGACTGGATTAACCCTAAAACTCTGCTGAAAACCACCAACGGCTGGAACATTGGCATTAACACCTAAACCTGGGCCGACCAATTGCTTCTCAATTGGAGAGAGATTGTTCATTCGACCCTGATCATACATACGATTGCGCATGGAGAGGACTTCCTGACCACCGCTACGCTGCTGACGACCAATATCGCCAAAACTCTCCATCTCCCTCTTACCTGAGACCTCGACGGGGGGTTCAAAATCATTTTCTGGAATTTTCACTGTTGGTTGTGTCGGGAGTGGGTCTTCTACCTTGGGAGGTTCAGACTTGATACTCAAGTTCCTCCCAGCAAATACAAGACCCGCAACAGCCATGAGTGATACTGGATCAGCCATTCTTACTTCTTGTTAACATTTTTATTAAGATACCTCTGCTCAAACATACCATTTTGGAGATCCGCACGGGTGCTCGCAGGTTCATACTTGATAGTGCGAAGGGGAACCTT